CGTAGAGATGAGTAAACCCCTGCACCTTGAGGATAATGTAGAAGAAACAGAAGGGTTGAAACAGTCCTTTGATAAGTTGTTTGGTACGGGCAAGCTATTTTTATATGATCACTTTGGTTCGATTGATCCTGATAGGTTAGTTGAACAGATACAGTATCTTGCTACAGCAGAAGGCGTGGATGTAGTGATACTTGATCATCTAACAATAGTTGTGTCAGGACTTGCTGACTTAGATGAAAGAAGAGCCTTGGATGTAGTCTGTACCAAGCTCAGACAGGTGGTTGAATCCACTGGTATAGGTTTAATTATTGTCTCGCACTTGCGTAGGCCAGAGGGCAAGGGACATGAGGAAGGGCATCAGGTAAGTCTTAACCATCTGCGTTCTTCTCATTCAATAGCACAGCTATCAGATCTGGTCGTTGCCTGTGAAAGAAACCAACAGGGGGATGTGGCAGAAAGAGCAGAACTACAGTTACGTGTATTGAAGAATCGACATACAGGAATGACAGGACCGATAGACAAACTGCTGTATGACGATAAAACTGGAAGGTTAGTACTTCCTTTATCCAACTACTTTGGAGATTGATGACTTTACTGATTGATGCAGATTGGCTTATCTATTCTTCATGCTGTGCATGTGAACAGGATATTAGATGGAATGAAGATTTACATACATTGCATGCTGATGAGAGAGATGTACATGAAATGGTTGATGGCAGGGTTGCATATTACCAGGGGATAGCAGAAGACGATAAAGATGTTGTTATGTGTTTTACTGAATATCCAACCTTCAGACATACTATCTATCCAGAATATAAGGCTAATAGAAAACACAAAAGAAAACCTCTTGGTCTTCGTAAGATTATTGAACAGGTAAGAGAAAGATACGAATCAAAAAGTTTTGATGGACTTGAGGGTGATGATGTGATGGCTCTGCTTGCAACATCTAAACAATACGACAACCCAATAATAGTTTCAGTTGATAAAGACATGAGATCTGTACCCTGTACCCTACTTGCAGGTGATGATATGGAACTTATAACTAAACGTAAAGCTGATAGGCATTGGATGATACAAGCTCTCACAGGAGACAGTACTGATAATTACTTTGGTATAGACAAGGTTGGTCCAGTAACAGCAGAAAAGATACTGGGAGAATCTAAAACACTCGAACAGATGTGGGAGAAGGTAGTAGCTGCTTATGAGAAAAAGAAATATGACTTTAGTGATGCTGTATTAAATGCACAGCTTGCAAGAATACTGAGACATGGAGACTTTGATTATAAGACAGGAGAAGTATCTCTCTGGACTCCATAAAAAAAACCAATAGCCTACGGGTTGTGCAGCTACTGGCTTTCCGTGTTTTGTAAAAGAAGTATTCTTCCTTCAGAATCACCTTATCACATAAATTTAAACCTGCTATACTTTATTATCAAAAGTGAACTACAATACATATAAATCTTACTAATCATGTCATCTGAAAAACTACCAGTAATTACAGATGAATTGATTTTTGCCTTAGATCAAATCTTTCCACACCGCCATCCTGACTTGTCTTTATCTGATAGAGAGATATGGTTTAAAGCAGGGCAACGATTTGTTGTTGATTACCTTATCGAACAACAGAAAAGGCAAAAAGATACGATGCTCACTGAGTCAGTTTTGGAGAATTAGCAATGTGCTTTTTTAGCAGACCTTCCCCACCACCTTTACCAGAGCCAAGGCCTACAGCACCAAAGCCTGAGAAGACTGCTGAAAGAGTTGTTGTCGGTAGTAATAGAACAAAACCTTCACCTTCAAGAGCAACGGTATCAGGACAGCAGACCACAGGTGAAACAGGACGTAAAAGAACAGGACAAAGACAACAAAGAGCAAGAAGATTAGGTACATCACAATTACGAATACCCTTGAGAAAAAACCAGGGTGCATCTGACTTGAGGTATTAATCATGTGTTTTAATTCAGCCCCAATTATAAGAAACCTTGCTCCACGAGTAAAAGCTCAAGCACCACCCCCACCACCCCCTGCACCACCAAGGGTAGATCCACCTGCTCCTACTCTACCTCCAACACCCCCTGCACCACAGGAACCAGAACCCAAGATGCGTACGATCAACAGAACAGTCGCACCTGGTACTACGGTAAGAGGACAACAGAGAACAGAATCTGCTGCTCCATCTCGAAGAAGGAGAAGAAGTACAAGGGTAGGTAGAAGGTTTGGTACGTCTTCTCTTCGTATTGCTCGTAATCCTAATACAGGTAGTGGAAACCTTAATTACTAACTATGGAGTATTCAACACAAGGACAGACTGCTGCCGGTAGATATGCACAACTGCAAAGTTCAAGATCCACCTTTGATAGAGAAGCAAAAGAATCATCAAAACTAACTATTCCTAGTTTGATACCTGAAAGTACAACAGGAACAAGAGCAAAAATAAAAACACCCTTTCAAGCTGTAGGTGCTAGAGGTGTGAATAGTCTTGCATCTAAACTATTGTTTGCATTGCTTCCACCATCCACTGCTTTCTTTAAACTTAGTATTGATAGTCTTGAACTGTTGAAGCAAGGACAAGAAGGACTAGAGACAGAGATAGATAAAGGATTACGCACAATAGAAACAGCTTTAATGAATGAGATAGAGATCTCTAACGACAGAGTTGCAATGTTTGAAGCATTGAAACATCTGATCGTTGGTGGAAATGTTCTTCTCTATCTCACAGATGACGGACTGAAGGTATATCCACTATCAAAGTTTGTATGTAAAAGAGATGCTGTCGGTAATGTATTGGAAATAATCACACAGGAATCAGTAAGTCCTAATGCCCTTTCACCAGAGTTCTTGGAACAGATCAAAAAGAAAGAGAACTATGATGAGAAGACAATGGATAGTGAACTTGATATATACACATACGTCAGGAGAGTAAATGATGACTTCATGTGGTATCAGGAATGTAAAGGAGAAAAGATACCAGGTACTGATGGCAGGTCAAAAGTAGATGTCTCACCTTGGATTACTTTGAGATTTGTAAGAATAGATGGTGAAGATTATGGCAGGGGATATGTAGAAGAATACAGAGGAGACCTGATCAGTTTAGAAGCTTTGATGCAAGCCATCATAGAAGGTGCAGCAGCTTCAGCTAAGACTTTATTCCTTGTAAACCCTAATGGTGTAACCAGAGCAGCAACTCTAGCCAAAGCTCCTAACGGTGCAATACGAGAAGGTAGTGCAGCAGATATTTCTGTGATGCAGGTCAACAAGGGTGGGGACTTTCAAGTATCTTTCTCTGCTATACAGCGTATTGAATCAAGACTTGAATATGCTTTCCTCATGGCACGTTCTGTACAGAGAGATGCAGAAAGAGTGACAGCAGCAGAAGTTACCATGATGGCTAATGAGCTAGAAAACAGTCTTGGTGGTATCTACAGCATCCTTACACAGGAGTTTCAACTACCGTATCTCAAACGTAGGATGCACATGCTCGTCCGGTCAGGTAAAGCACCGAAGCTACCAGAGAAATTAGTCAAACCTAAGATCGTTACTGGTGTTCAGGGTCTTGGTCGTGGTAATGATCGTAATAAGCTTATTGAGTTTATCGGTACAGTAAGTCAGGCTTTAGGTCCAGATATTATGCGTCAGTACATGAATGTAGATGAAGCTATAAAACGACTAGCAAATTCAATCGGAATAGATACTGCTAACCTAGTGAAGACACAAGAAGAGATACAGGCTGAGATGCAAGCTATGCAACAGCAGCAACTTATCCAAAGTCTCGGACCTGCTGCTCTTGGATCACCACTACTTGATCCACAGAAAAATGCTAATGCTCAATTAACTTCGGAGGAAATCAATGCCAACCAAGAAGCCTGATACTGAAACAAAAACACCAGAAACTGAACCAGCAAAGGCTGTTGTCAGTAAGTTAGGTATCAATGATGAACCTGCTCCATACAAACCTAAAGTGGTCGAAACTAAAAATGGTCGTACAATGACTTATAACTAAACAAATTTTATGACTTCATCCCAGGTTAATGTCTCAGAGACACCACCAATGTCTGCTGAAGACCTACAAACTTTAGCTAAAAATGAAACTGATGAGAACGGTCTTATACTTGGAAAGTTTAAATCAGTAGAAGATCTTGCTGCCAGTTATAAAGAACTGGAAGGTAAGCTTGGACAGGTAACAGAAGAAGACCAACCACAGACAGAAGAAGAAACAGAAACTACTGATGCAGAATTTAATGCAGAAGAATTTTATGGTGATGGTCTTGCTTCAGTATTAGAAGAAGTTGGTATTGATCCTCAAGAGATCTCTCAACGCTTTCAGGATAATGATGAAATATCAGATGATGATTATGCAAAACTTGGAGAAGCAGGTTTCTCTAAACAAGTTATAGATACTTACCTTGATGGATTGAGAGGTGCTTCTGGTGCAACAGGAAAAGATATTGCTACTGCTCAGATACAAGGTATTAAAGATAGCATCGGTGGAGATGAAACCTACGGTAAGATGGTTACATGGGCTTTGGATAATCTGCCTGCTGAAGATGTTAAGGCTTTTAATGATTTGACCGAGACAGCAGATGCACCTGCCATTAGACTTGCAGTACAAGGTCTTTATTCTCAATACAATAACGCTATGGGTGTTGAACCAAACTTAGTATCAGGTCGTGCTTCATCAAGTGGACCTACACCATATAGATCAACAGCAGAAGTAGTTACTGCCATGTCTGATCCACGCTATGGTAAAGATGTCACATACACCGAAGATGTCCAAAGACGTTTAGGTGGTAGTGATGTATTTAACACTGGTCGTTAATTATGGCTAATAAACCAACCAATCCAACTCTTTATGCAAGAGTGAAGGCAGAAGCAAAGAAGAAGTTTAGAGTCTATCCTTCTGCTTATGCTAATGCCTGGTTGGTTAGAACTTATAAAAAACGTGGTGGAGGTTATCGTAAAACTTAATCATGCCTTATTCTAAAAAACAAATGAAGATCGCTAGGGTTGCAGAACCTAGAGATAAGATTACAAGAGAAGATCTTATGATCCTTCGTAAATCAAAGAAAAAAAAGAATGGCAAAGCTTAATCTTTCACAGATGAAAAAGCTGAAGGCACATTCAGTTCATCACACAACCAAGCACATGAACCTGATGAAAAAGCTTATGCGTGAAGGTAAAACATTTAAAGCTGCACATACTGCTGCACAAAAACAAGTAGGCAAATGAGTCTTACAAGATGGTTTAAAGAGAAGTGGGTAGATGTTAAAACAGGTAAACCCTGTGGAAGACAGAAGGGTGATCAACGTGGCTACCCTGCCTGCAGACCATCAAAGAGAATTAGTAGCAAAACACCAAAGACTACAAGTGAAATGAGTGCAAAAGAAAAGGCTAGATTTAAAAGAGAAAAGACCAGTTCAAAAAAAATTAGTTATCAACATAGGAGAAATAAAGGACGAA